ACTACTCTGTACGCAGCTCTCTGATGGCGGCTCTGATCAGTATGTCATAGACAATACTACTGTACCGCTTAAAGCTTTTAAAGACATTATCGAAGAATCTACGATNATAGGACATAACTTGAACTTTGATTTACGATTTCTATTCCATCATGGCGTTTATCCAATGCAATGTATTGATACATTTCTTCAAGAATCTGTACTTACAACTGGTTTACTGCTGTTTAAAGGTTATCGTGGGCTTGCATCTTGTGCTGATCGATACTTAAAAGTTCAATTAGATAAGAGTGTTCGGGGCCACATTCATCGAGAAGGACTTTCTACTAGAGTAGTAGTCTATGCTGCAGATGATGTAAAGTACTTACATAAACTCCATGAAGCGCAATCTAAAGCGCTTGAAAAACAAGATCTTCTTAGAGTAGCCAACCTGGAAAACAAATTTGTAGTACCGATGACTTACATGAGTCACGGTGGTATCCATTTAGATCAGAAGAAATGGAGAGAAAAAATGGTTCAAGACAAGATAAACTTGTCAAAAGCCATTCAAGAACTTAATGACTATGTTTTAAAAAAACATCCTACTTCGCAGTTTATCAGTTACCAAGGGGAAATGTTTAACGCTGAGGGGGAACCTGCAGATGGTACCGAAGGTGTAATTATCAATTGGGGCTCTGACCAACAAGTCAAAATGTTGTTTAAAGGACTAGGTATAGATACTCTTAATTCGAAGACCAAAAAGCATACTGTGGAGCTCAAGTTCATTATGAAGTTCGCCGCAAATTTTCCTATCTTAAACCTTTACGAAGCATATTCAAAAGCTGCCAAAGTAGTTTCTACTTACGGAGAAAATTATCTCGAGTACATTAAACCTTTGACAGGTAGAATTCATTCATCGTTTAGGCAAATTAAGGATACCGGACGTATTTCTTCAGATGATCCGAATATTCAGAACTTACCTGCAGACCATACTAGAAAATGCTTTACAGCAGAAGCCGGTAATGTTATTGTAGGAGCGGATTACTCTGGTCAAGAAACTAGAGTACTAGCGGACATGAGTCGTGATAGAGAGTACCTTGCTTATGTGAACGATCCTACCAAGGATATACACTGTTTGATGGCACAGGCAGTCTATCCAGAGTTGCGAAGTCTTACTCATCAAAAGATTAAAGCTCTGCATCCTGAAAAAAGACAGTTTGTGAAACCTGGAACTTTTGCAATACCGTACGGAGGTAATGGTAAAACCATTGCTGATAATCTCGGTATTGCTATTGAAGTAGCTGATGCAGCCTATAAATACTTCATGGATAAATTTCCGGGACTGAAAAGCTACTTTAAAAAAGCGGCTGATTTTCCATTAAAACACGGTTACGTACTGATTAACAGTAAGTCTGGTAGACGTTCATTCCTTGGCGGATATGACAAATACTTAAGCTTAAAGAAGCAAGTAAGTGCTACGGGTTTTTGGGAGAGATACAGGACAGCTAAAGCCGAGGATAACTTCGAATTTCAGCAGGAATTTAAGCCTTTGGTGAAAGAGTATTTTCAGCTTCAAGGCACGTTTCAGAGAAAGGGACTAAACTTTCCTATTCAAGGTACAGCTGCAGACATGACCAAACTGGCTGCTATTTACGTAATGCGTTGGATTCAAGAAAACGATTACATAAACGAAGTTAAGATTGTAGTTATGGCGCATGATGAAATACAGTTAGAATGCCCCGCGGTGATCCAAGAACAGGTCAAAGTGGTGCTTAAAGATTGTATGGAAAATGCGGCAGCACGATTTTGTGAATCGGTTCCTATCCCTGCAGACGCAGAGATTGCGAATCATTGGAAAAAATAACATGGAACTATCAATAATTGACGTTATAATCGTCTTATCACTTTCTGCTATGTTTGGGGGGATTATACTCTTTGAATTACGCCACTCCTTTCGTAAAAAAGAAAACGCAGCAGAAACACTTAACCTCTCAAAAATCATGAGTTATAATACCGTACAAGGTGACCTCATCGAACTTGCTTTAAAAGGCGAATTTGATTTTATAGGCCACGGAGCTAACTGCCAAAATGTCATGGGTGCTGGAATAGCACTTGCTGTTAAAGAAGCTTTTCCGAGAGCTTACGAAGCTGATCGAGATTATCCTATATCAACTGGGATACGTCGCTTAGGAAACTATTCTTGCTGGCTATCTATGATGGTTGAAAGGCAGACAAAACTTGTTGATTTATGTGGGGTAATTAATTTCTACACACAAACTACTCCAGGAGCTACATTTGATGTAGATGCTTGTAGACTAAGTTTTCGTAAATTTGCGACCGAATGGGGCGGAAACGATTTTAGACTAGGAATACCATTAATCGGCTGCGGTATTGGCGGCGCTACATGGGAAGAAGTAGAACCCCTCGTAATTGAAGAATTAGTGCCGTACTTTCGAGTTACTGTAGTGGAGTTTATTCCACCACGTCAGCTTGAAAAGCGTATACGTGAGCACCAAAGCGATCAAATAACTGATGCATAAGATTACTATTTTAATTATAGCTCTATTGGCTGGGGGATGTATGTCCCCTACGCCTCTAGTGGTAGATGATTTAACCCTTTTCAAACACCGTATGGATAGTTTGGCCAAAGAAAACCTTAAAGAGTATTACATGTGTTACCAAATTGGTAACAAGTCATATTCTACAAAAGTCCTAATACCTATTGCACATGAATTTCGAAACAAAAACAGAAAGGCAACGAGTGTTTTGCCGCAAATGGTTCCAGAATGATTGTGTAGGTACTTTAGAAGCCGCTACTGGTTTCGGTAAAACTTGGGCAGCCTTAATGGCTATTCGAGGAATGTACGAACGCGGTTTTGCTACTAATACAATTGTAGTAGTTCCTACTAGGGCTTTGAAGACTCAATGGGAATCTTGGATTCACCATAAGCTTTGGAAACTTCCTAATGTTGAGGTCTTTGTGATCAATACTGCTGCGAAGAATTACCAAGAATTGTCTGCGGACTTAGTGGTTTATGATGAGATTCATACTCTACCTGCAGACACGTTCGCTTATGCAGCACAAATTCCCCACAAATACCGTATAGGATTGACCGCTACAGTTAATCGAGCGGACGGTCGAGAAATAATGATTGAAGATTTTTGTCCAGTTATTGACCAAGTGCTTATTGACGAGTGCTTAGAAAATGGCTGGGTGTCAGATTTTACTGTCTATAACATTCCTATTAATTTTGATACTGAGGAAGAAAAAGCCTATCAAAAAGCGAATAACTACGTACGTCACCTTTCTGCAAAGTTAGGGTACGGAGGACAAGCGTTTCAAACAGCTCAGCTGTATGCTAGAAGTAGTGATCCTGCAAAACGTGGACTTGCTGCTAGGTATTACGCTGCTATCGGTAAACGTAAGAACTTATGCATGAATAATCCTCGTAAAGTTGAAGCGGTAGGAGAAATTGTACGATTTTTTGATGATCGTATGGCTTTGACCTTCTGCCAAACTACAGACTTTGCGGATGCTATTCAAAATGAATTAGGAGACATTTGTGTCACTTTACACAGTAAAGTAGAATGCTCGGGAGTTAATAAAAAAGGGAAGCCAGTAATTCTTAAAGGACTAAAAGCTCAAAGAGAAGCTCTACGTGTATTCAAAGACAAGAGAACTAAGAAAAGAGTGGTATCATCTGTAAAAGCAGTTAATGCTGGATTAGATGTGCCGGAAGTCAGTTTAGGAATAGTTGTAGCTGGTGATTCAACAAAGCTTGTAAGTACACAGCGCCGTGGCCGAATTATTCGGGCTCAAGAAGGTAAACAAGCGATTATAGTTAATCTGTACACTCCTAATACGCAGGAAGTTAGCTGGTTAGAGAAGCGAGATAAAGACATTCAAAGTATCTGGGTAGATAGTTTGGAAGACTTTTTTGAACACTTTAAGTAAAAGAAAGGGACCGCAGGATGCGATCCCCAGAAGCTAGAAAACCTAAGAATAAGGAAGTGGTACAAATGTAATACAAATTAGGATGCCAAGAAAACGAATAGCGAAACCAAAAGGTGGCTACATAAGTGGAATAAATCTAAAAGCAGAACGGGGGGCTTTATTGGCCTTTTGCAAAGAAGTATCTCCGGACTTAAACAAGTTGCAGAAAATCGAAATCGATGACCGTACTTGGATTTACGTAAGTAAGCGAAAAGATCCTGTTAAAGCTAAAGCCCGTTGGTTAGCAGCTTTGAAAGAATCTAAAGCTAATCCAAGGTTAAAGGATCGATGAAAGTCGAAGTAGATTTACATAAGTGCCATAATGCTAGTATCTCAACAGACGAGTATGTATTACTCTGGTTGATGTATCACAAAGAATGGAAACTTATTGAAAAGCTATTTACACGGCCAGGAGCATTAGCTATGAGAAATCGTATCAAAGATAATACTGATTTTATCCTCAGTAAATCTGGACTGAGATTCAAAGAAACTGTACTAGGTGCTAAAGCTCGCAAATTGATGGGGCTAAGTAAATCTGGAATAAATTTCGATGAATGGTGGATTTTGATTCCACCTAGAGTAGGAACTCGCGTCTTTCGAACAAAGGCAGCAAGTACGACGATGTACAATAAACTTAAACATAAGTATGAGCTTAAAGTAACTACCGGCGAAGAGCATGCAGATGCTGTAAAAGGCACGGAAAACATGATAGCAAATCATCGCCGTCGTAACAGCATGCAGTTCTTACCGAATCCAGAAAGAATAATCAATAATTGTATGTGGGAACAGTACGTCGACGATGACGCTACTCACACTACTAACGTAAAACAATTCTAATGGCACAAAGTCTTTGGCAAAAAGTAAAAGAAAATATCCGACTAGGTAAGGAAGGACATTTTAGAGGCATCCCTATGGGATTACCTAAAGTGTCTAACTTACTGTGCAACATTCAAAAAGGTCGTTATGACCTTATTGGTGGAGCTCCTGGTACGGGTAAGTCAGCATTCGTAGATACAAACTACGTGATGAGACCATTACAGCATATTATGAATGATCCCGATCCGTTTTTTGATCTCGAAATCATTTACTTTTCACTAGAGATTGCTCCAGAAAGAAAAATCGCTAAGCTGTTGAGTACTCTTATTTATGAAGAGCATAAAATGCTGTCAAGTTACAATGAGATCTACTCTATGGGTAACTTGAATATCAATCCACAAATTGAGAGTCTTATCGACGATTACGAAGACCGGTTTGAAAACCTTATTGACAACAAAATCTTTTTTCACACAGCGGCTAGTCCAAACTACATGTATAAAGTGCTTTTAGAGTATTTCGAAAAGCGAGGTTCAGTAGTATGGAAAAACCAGAAAGAAAAAATCCTAGACAAATATATCCCGCATAATCCTAAACTGATTACAGTTTGTATCATTGACCACTTGGGACTACTTACAGGAAACAAAGGAGACAGTTCTCAAAAAGGAATTATCGATCGTACTAGTCGTATGTTAGTATTTTTTAGAAACAACTTCGGGCTTTCCCCGGTACCATTATCACAATTTAACCGCTCTATTGAAGGTATGGACAGACGTCGAGAGAATCAATTAGAACCTCAGCTGTCTGATTTCAAAGAAACGGGTAATTCACAAGAGGATGCAGATACTGTGATGGCATTATTCTACCCATACAAGTATGGTTTAGATAAGCATCGTGGATACAAAATCATGGGAGATAGTGCTATCGAGGAATATTATCGATCGCTTCATATTTTGAAGAATAGAGACGGACGTGATAGCTTGGCTACAGGTCTCTTTTTTCAAGGAGCCACTGGTTACTTTAAAGAGCTTCCTACTCCTGAAGAAATAGAACAGGATCATACTCTTTGGGACAGAGTGATGAATCGCAAACGTGAATACGAAAACTTAAGAGTATGAAACCGCCTAAAAAAGGAGTGATTTTTAAATCAACCTACAAATACGAAAAAAGCTACCATATCTATCGTAGAACTGGCAGCGCTCGAAACGATGGTCAAGGCACTATTAAGCTTGAATTGTTAGAGCGCTACCTAGGAGACGGCTGTAAAGTCGAATTTTTTGCCTCCGGTGAGAATACTATGATTGTAGATAAGCTTTGGTTTAACGAAAACTGGACCGGTCGGTTTATTAAAATTTTAGAAGACTATGAAATCGTTGAAAGATCACAACTATAATGGAATCGATGCTACGATAGTAGCTGATTCCAAGAACGAACAGGGTGATAGAATCATTACGTTCGTTGTAACATTTCCACGTATCGTACTCGCAGAGTTTAATACGCATAGAATGTTCAGCAGAAACTCTGCAAGCTCTAGGGCTATTCCATTTGAAAAGATGCTTGATAAAGTACAGAATCATCCTTTTATACCTATCGCTTTTCAGAAAGACCATAAGGGTATGCAAGGTACTGAGTATTTGACTCCCGACAATGAGAAAAAATCTGGAATACTTAAGTTTAGAAGTGACCATGATACAGCTAAAACAGCTTGGCTTATGGCTAGAGACAAAGCTGTAAATACAGCATTCTCTTTAAATACTCACGGAGTAACCAAACAACTTTGTAACAGACTTCTCGAACCTTTCATGTGGCATACGGTTATCGTAACAGCTACAGAATACGAGAACTTCTTCAAGTTAAGGTGTCCTCAATATTTTAGTCAATTTCGTAGTTGGCAAGACTATGTACAATATGAAATTGAAGCAGGCACTTCTCCCCTTATTACAGCTTCTATGGAACATGAAACAGAGCTATTGTTTAAATTGAAAGCTAATACAGGGGGAGCAGAAATTCATATCTCTATGCTGGCAGAAAAGATGTGGGACTTGTACAATGAAAACAAGCCTACACTATTGAAAGCTGGAGAATGGCATATTCCTTTTGGTGATAAGTTTTCAATAGCGGATATTGAAGATAAAATCGTCCATAAAGACCCTCGCTTTGTAGAAATAACTCACAACTCTTTTGAAAGAAAGGAACATCCTCTTACGACTGAAGCTAAAATAAAAATTGCTACAGCCCGTTGCGCGCGAATAAGTTACAATAACTTCGAAGGAAAAGATGATTATGAAGCTGACCTAAAGTTACATGACCGTCTAGCTAAGAATGGGCATGCTAGTCCTTTCGAACATTGTGCTAAAACTATGACCCATGCAGATTTTTATCCTAACGCATATGGAGGTTATAGCAGAAACTTCAAAGGATTTATTCAATATCGAGAAATTGTAGAATCATGAAAAATAGAACTATTGACGGATTCACTTTCGAATTAGTAGTAGATGAAGATACTACACGTTATGAATGTAAAGGTGCTACATACTTTGACGATGAACATGATCAAGTACCAGAACCAAAACTTTGGGAAGCTGCAGAACAACTTGAATCAGATTTAAAAGCTGAAGGGTTAAATGCTAATGCTGAACAAGGAGAAAAAGGATGGGCTGAAATTTATATACAATGACACCTTATTATCACGCAGTATCTTCTTCAAAAAAATTTGGAGGAGAGCCAGATTTCTTAGAAAAAAGAACTGAACTTATAGACTCTTTTATTGACGATACTCTTGCTCAAGTCGAATAGTAATCGTATCTTTACAGGCTCTCAATAACCAGAGAACCAATCATTTACTTATTTAAAACAATCATTTTATGGCTTACCGAATAGGTGTAACCGGCGGTTACAACACGGGCAAATCTTTCTCCCGTTCGTTCATGCGTAAAGGTGAAGAAAACTTCGTACTCTCACCGAGTAAGAAGCGACTTTATCTGCAGGATGAAAATGGAAAGGAACTAAACCAACTTTTAGACGCTAGGACTCAGAATAGTCCTAACACTGAAGCACTCATGGAGGCGATGGGAGTAACGAATCGTTATTCTGTATTCCTGAACCTCATGAACAAACGTAAAGAAGCTAAATACTCTGGAAACTGGGCTCTTGTAGACCATATCCGGCAGCTTCCTATTTACCTATCTATCATTTCTGAACACATGCCTGAAATCAAAAATGTGTTTATGCCTGACTTTACTCACTATATCTCTAAGATTTCAGTAAGTAAGGAATTCATGGACTCAGCTGTTGGTAATAAAGCGTATTCACGTTTTTACGACCTTGCAGCAGATGCACTTCGGGCTTTTTTCTTGCACACTGATACGTTACGAGACGATCTTGTTATCATAACTGAATTTCACCAAGTAATGGATACCAACACTGATACGTATAAGATCCTGGTACCTCTTGGTAAAATGCTTGAAGAAAAATTCTTACCTGATAGTTACTACGATGTGATGTTGTGTACACACGTCGATCCGAATGAAGACGGTGAATACGGACCAGATAGTTACAAGTTTGTTACCCGTCGTTGGGGACAATACAATGCACGTTCTATGGAGATGTTTGAAGATACACTCATTCCGAACAACATGCAGACTGTAATTGACAAAGTCCGTGAAACCCTCAATATCTAATTTCCTAAATACTTAATCAACATGTTGAACTTAGGAATCCCTAAACAGCGCAAACCACGCGCAAAAGAACTCTTTCCTGATACTGAAGTCATGACTATGGAGCTTGACAAAGGTAAACGCTTTGGAAAGCGCTTTAATCTAAATTCGAAGGCTCTAGATGCCCTTGGATTTGACCTCACGAAGGAAGATCAACAGATCGCTTTTTCGTTTGAAGGCGACCTTGTAATGCTAGTGAATGTTTCTGGTAAAGGATTAGACAGCGATGCTGTTCTAAAACTAAGCCAAAAAGGAACATTCCTGGACAGCAAGAGTTTTAGCCATATTGCTAAAGTGCTAGAACTTGACACGTCAAAAGATACTTACTTCGAGTTTATGGACAATGTCCAGCACGATGAAGATCTGGACGCCAACTGGGTACCTCTTATGCTTATGGAAGTATCTGAAGAAACTGAAGAACCTGCAGAAAGTAAACTTACTTTAGGCGTACCTACTACAAATATTGATGTAGAGGAAGTCGAAGAGTTAACTTCTGAAGCGGAAGTAGTTTTAGAACCAGAATCTTTAGAAGCTGAAGTTGAATCTCCTGCAATTGTACAAGCAACGGAGGAAAACGAAGCGGAAGAAGAAGAAGAAGCAGAACCCGCTACCAAAGCACCTGCCGTCATTGGAGAAGATGACGAGGATGACTGGTAGCATATTTTTTACACTTTTAAATTTTTAGTACATGATCGATTTAAATTCCAATGAGTATGATGTGAAGGAAGTATCCATCTTCAATGATGGAGAACCTGGAGCAGTTGAAAACGTTAAGATCTCTAAGATCGAGAAGAAAACCACAGATGATTCTACACCTGATTGGAAAATCTTCTTTAAAGACGCTAACGACAAAGAAATCAATTTTGGCTTTTATTACGTAGATATCAATCGTAACGAGTGGGCTCCGAAGAAATGGAAGACACAAGCTACGCTATTGAAGCATCTAGTAAATGCCATCATTGGAGAGGGAACCAAGTTGCCAAAGTTCGAAACTACTGAAGAAGCTCTAGATAAGATTATGGGCAAACTCTCTAAAGAGTTTAAGCCTAGCGCTACATATAGAATCTTCACGAACTACGGAACCACCAACAAGCCTTCGAAATACATTAGTGTGCGAGGATTCGCACCTATGATCGAATCGATGAGCGTGCCGGCAAGTGAGTCTCGACTTACTAAAGGAGGCGTTGATCGAATGACTAGACTCGAAGCCGATTCAGAGTCTGAAGTTGGAACATCCACAGCAGTTGCAGAAGCACCTGCCACGGATGAGAAAGATTGGTAGAACCATATGGGGGTCATTTATTTGGCCCCCATTTTTTTTTGATAACCTATGGAAGAAATTGACCTTAATAGTCAGACCTATGACTTAAAACCACTTGCCAGTAGAGAACTTATCTTAGAATCGATTGATGATTACCAGATATTCAGACACTATCTCGGCGATTTTCCTCTACGTAAAGCTTTTAACAGCCCGTTACGTAAAGACAGCATCCCTTCATTCAACGTATTCTATGGTTCTAACAACGGAAAGTTGATGTACAAAGACTTCGCTACTGGAGAAAAGGGAGACTGCTTTAATTTAGTGCAACACTTATTCGGATTTATCAAGTATTTTGACGCTATCCGTAAAATTTGTACAGACTTTCAACTTAATCATCTGGAGTACCAACCTATAGGAAACATACCTACGGTTGTTAACATCCCAGAACAGAAAGATTACGACAAAAACACTTCTTTAGTAGAAATCTCCATTAAACGCCGCTCATGGTCGTTAGGAGATAAAGAGTACTGGTCTAGCTACGGAGTCCACAAAAAGACGTTAGAAGCGTTTAATGTGTCTCCTATTAGCTATGTGTTCTTTAACGGAAACATTCAAAAATGCGATTCATTAGCATACGCTTACAAAGAATTCAAAGATGGGCGCGTGAGCTTCAAGATTTATCAGCCAAACCGGCAGAGGAATCAAGGGAAATTCATCAACAACGCGGACTGGAAGGTTCATCAGGGATACAGCATGCTTCCCGATACCGGACAACTCTTAGTTATTACGAAATCCTTAAAAGATGTGATGACGCTCTACGAACTAGGGTATCCATCAATAGCTCCCCAAGCGGAGAGCATCCCCATCAACGATCCCGTAATGCACGAATACAAAGAAAGATTCGAAAAAGTCGTTCTCTTGTACGACGATGACCCTGCTGGACGTGTTAATACGGAAAAACTATCAGAACAATATGACCTTGATTACTTCTTTATAACGGAAGCAAACGAAAATGTGAAGGATGTATCCGACATGCGACGCTATAAAGGTCAAGCTTACACCGAATCTTACCTAAATACTATTCTTATCCCATGAAATTTGCAGAAGATAAAACAAGAAACTTAGTCAAAGGAGAAACATTCGAAAAAGTACAAAGTACAATCGATGCTGCTAACTTGTCTAAAATGTACACGATTCTGAGTAATCTGTACAAAAATCCTATAGGATCTATCGTTCGAGAATATTCTTCAAACGCCTGGGATGCTACTGTGGAAGCCGGTAACGACGGCGAGCCTATCACTGTACGTATCGTAGACTCAGACGAAGGTTATTTCGTAGAGTTTGAAGATTTTGGTGTAGGACTTAGTTCTGAACGCCTTAACAACATCTACTTTAACTACGGTAGTACTACTAAAGACCAGACGAATGCCTTAATAGGAGGGTTCGGACTAGGTGCTAAGTCGTTTCTATCCTACACTGATTCTTTTGAAATCCGCTCCCGCCATGATGGTATAGAGTCTGCTTGGATTATGTCTAAACAAGCTGACGGTATTCCAGCAGGTGAGAAACTCTATGAACAACCTACCGATAAAAGAAACGGTACTAGGATTAGAGGACTGATTAAAGACTCTTACGACAAACGAAAGTTCGAGGAAGAGTGCTTGAAACAATTAGCTTACTTTCCCAACATATACTTCGAAGGTCAAGCTTTGGAGAATGATTTCCAACTGATCGAAGGTAACCACTTTACTTACAGAACAGGGGCCCAACCTTTTGATGAGATGCATATCTGTTTAGGACATGTAGCTTATCCTATTTCGTGGGCAGAATTAAGTATACCGCGGATCAATATTCCGGTAGCTTTAAAGTTTAGTATTGGGGAGCTTATTCCTACACCTTCTCGAGAAGACATCGAATACTCAAGAGGCTCTGTGGAAGTGCTTAATGATAAGATTGAACTAGCTATAAAAGAGTTACAAAGTCGTTACGATAAACAAACAGATTACACGGACGATTTTGTAGAGTATATCGAGTCTAACAACGAGGTTAAGCGTTATTTAAACTTTACTGATGAGGTTAAACTAGACTTAAATGAGGATCACAATAGTATATCTCCTGTTTTAAGTTACCGTGCTACTTCATTTAAACCTTTTAAAGGCACTGAGTTAGAAAAATGGTATCAAGATCATAAATGGTTTTCTAGAAACTTTGTTGATGTTCGTAAAGAATGTAGTCTAAAGACAACGAAAAAGTTAGCTAAAAATTCGTACTTAGGGAAGGCTAATTCTAGTGGCTACCCAAACTGGTTCGGGTACAATTCTGAAATAGATGATAAAAGAACCCCATTATTTCGAATCGCTAATGACAAAGATCACGATAAGTTTAAAACCGCTTTTATTATTGAAGATTGGTTAAAGCCTAGTTTCAATAGAAATAAATTTTACACTTACCAGTACAAGAAATATCCTTTTGAGCACTGGTTGGCTTTGTTAAACATTGTCATTTATCGAGACAATCTTGCAGAGACTAAAGCAGCCTGGGAAGCTCGAATAACTAAGTTAATCCAACAAATGGAAGGCTACGTTAGAGAGTTTTTAAAGGCACACTCTCACTCATACAAAAGTTTTACTGTAACCGATGATTGGATTGACGCTTATAAAGCTAGTTCAAAGCTTCCGGGATACATTAGAACAGAGGATGAAGTACCTGCGGGTGTGTTCACTTTACAAGTTCGAAATGATGGTGGATGCACTACCTATGAAAAACGTACTAATAGCGTTAATCTAAAGCCTGCTCTCATTTCGAAAACTCAAAAGGTGATTTATGGTACTCGTAAAGAGTTAGATCTATTAGCAGGTCTTGCATTTTTTCGATACACGTTTGATATCCCTCAAAATACGTCTGAAATGCATTATAAACGCAATGTAGCCATCTATACAGTTTCTCAAACAAACAAGAAGGTTATGGCACTTATTCCTAACGCTATATCAATTGAAGATTATATGAGCACTGAATACAAACAACTTTCGCGCTTGTACTTTACGGTAAAGCACGGAGACGCGATTGCTGCAGCTAGCAATAAATACCAAGAGATGATGGATCTTTATGGAAACATGGTGCCGGAACATATTACGGAAGCTTTTCAACGTCTAAGGTATTGGGACAAAAAAGTGAAAAGAAGGATGTCAAGTGATTGGGAACCGTTTTTAGAAGAGCTACATCGATTGTACCACAAAGCCGGACACTCGTACGAAGAGGAATTCGAATCATTGGTGGATACTCTCGAAACTTATTATCGAAAAATAGGTTTAGTCGCTTACTTAATGTCCCATACTCCGACTTACTTAAAAGTAGAATATGCAAAAGCAGTTAAGATTAGACTGCATTCCAGATTCTACACTAAGTTTGAACCTGAAACAGAAGAAGTGGCTAAAATGGTTATTGATGATATCGAGCAGCTGCAAAAAGACATCGATAGTGGTCACTTTACCTACCGTAATGGCCTAAGAATTGAGAGAAATTGTAACGAAACTTTGGATGCCCTACATTCAGAGCTTCATAATTTTAACGACCCCGCGCTTAAAAAGCGTGTGCTTATACTAAAAAAATGATTAAATGTAAATTGATAAACTCTATCGCAACTTTTGTGGTAGATGGACAAGTATTGCAAGTTAATAAGATCTCTGAAGAGCAGTTTGATGACTTTGTAACTCTGGCGAATGACGCTATGAACGAAGATCATGAATGCACTTACCAAGATTTCATTAATGCGATTAAGCCTAAGAATCAAAAAGTAGAAGAAGAATTACTGGAGCACTATGCTCCGGTAGTTTGGACTCGAGAAGAACGCGAAGCAAAGTCTATGGATTTGCTGAAAGTTACTACTCGTTTTGTACTTGGTAGAGACGGGCTTCCTTTCTTTGACAATTATCCGGTACCAGTACCAGCGGCTGTATGTGATGCTGTTTTAGACGCACACAACAATTCTGAATCTAAGTACTCTTTAAATGCCATCTTGAATTTCTGGCAATGGTGTATGTTGAATCCTAACGACATATCTAGAGCTGACCTGTTTAAATGGCTGTCTACTGGAGAATTTTCAATTACTGATTCCGGAATGATCATAGCCCAACGCTGTGTTGATATCAAGAATCAAAGTTCTGAAGAAGACCGCACGCTGGAACAATTCATTATGTCGGAATGCGCTCGAGTGCAGAAAGATACACCTCATTCATTATTCGATTACGTAGTGCAAGTGAATAAGCACACTGACGGAAGTGATGAGTATCGATCGTTGTATCAGAAAGGAATCACTGTAGCTGAAGATAAATACTGGCAAACCGTTGCCTCATTAGGACAAATCTATGGCCAATTTACCGGCCCAGATTTAGCTAACCAGAAAAAGAAAGCCACAGTGTACACAGACCACCACACAAGGACTATGAGTATCAGAATCGGACATCCGGTTTATATGCCACGGGAATCTTGTGATGAGGAGTCTAATGCACCGTGTTCAACGGGATTACATGTTATGAGTAAAAAGTACAATCTCCGATATGGAGGAGTAGCTATTTACGTACTTGTGAACCCTATGAACGTAGTAGCCGTACCTGAGTATGATAACACTAAATTTAGATGCTGCGAGTATTTACCTTTTGGACTCGTAGAAACAGATGAAAACGGGGAAATTATTCCTTTTTCACCTGGTTCATATGCTATTGATTATGCTAACTATTCGGCAGATAACTTAAAAAATCTGATCACCGAGTACAAAGAAAAGAGTCAAGGACAACGTATCAAACTTCACAATTATGAGCTTGATGCTCAGCTCGTTAGAGAGATGGGTGAAGTACTTGGTACAATGCGAAGGGCAATTAAAATGAGAACAGTCGTTCTTTAAATTACTGTAGTTTTAAAAGAGGGAGTATCTTTGAGTACTCTCTCTATGAAACAGCAGCAGAAACTTGAGTTCACAATACCAGAATTTATAAGTCACGTCCCTCAGTCTAGGCTTAAAATGTTGAAGATAGGATTTAACGCTATGTACAGCGGTATGCACCGCATAATTCGTAGCAATCTGAAGAACAGCATCAAAGAGTTTGCTAGACCTTATATACCAGGACAAGTATCGATGAGTAAATATCCGGTCAAGATCCATTACACGATAGTCGCTCCCATTAATTGGAAAGCAGTATCGTTTCGTGGCGGAGCTATTAAGTGGACTAAGCCTAAGAAAGGCTATCAACCTACTTGGGATATTGACAATTTAGCAGCTATTTGGGTTAAAATCTTAAACGACTTAATTGTCGAACAAGGTATACTCCCGGATGATAATGTGTCATACGTCCAAGAAGTGGGATACCACTGGGAAGAGTGCAAGGATTTTGAAGATAGAGAAATCCGCTGCTGCATAACACCTTTTTAACATGAGCTATACAAAAACTTACCTCGAGCTGGTCACCGGAGATTACGGTGGTTCAGACGAAGAAGCACGCGAAATAGTTCGCAAAATGAGAGAAGAAGATGAACGAAAATCAAGAGCCAGAATACAGATCGATCGAAGCGAAAAATCAATCGACTTTAAAACTGATATTATCCGACCCGGCCAGATACAAAATAGCCGTGGAAACTCCTTTAAACGAAAGAAAGGATTACTTTGATTTCGGCAGTTTAGTCGATTGCTTTTTAACGGACCCTAGTGCGTTTTCCAAAACCTACTATACCTTCGAAGGAAAGAAACCGACGGAAAATAGCGGAGTACGTCAAGTACTTGATACGCTAGCTTCTCTACCAGAACCGGTTTATGACCTAGACGAATGTCATGACGCTATTGTAGAAATTTCTGCAGCAGTAAGTTATGGCCAGTCTTACAAACCAGAAACACTTTTAAAGAAAGTGAAAGAATACGATGATTATTATCGTAGTCTAATTGACGGTAAAGGTAAGGTAGAAGTTACGGCAGAAATGGTAGCAAATGCTCGCTATTCTGCGGACAACCTGCAGTACGGAGAATACACAAAAACTTTCTTTGAAAATTCAGGTAAATTTCAATACTTTCCTAAAGTTATTCGTACTTTTGAATACAAGAGTATACTCTGTAAGGCAGAAATAGATGGAGTTTCTATCGATCTGGAAAACAAAGTTATACGAATTTTTGATGTTAAAACTACTGCGGACAGTCCGTTACATTTTAGCAAAAACTTTTGGAAATACCGGTATGACTTTCAGGGAAGTTTTTACCTATTAGCTATGGCTGATTGGGTGGAAGCTAAAGCTAAAGAATTAGGCTGGAACGATTATCAAACTGACTTTTATTTTTTAGTAGCATCTTCACAAGAACGAGACCGTCTCCCTATTCCTTACAAACTTTCGAACGAAAGTATAACCATAGGAATGTTCGGCGGAATTCCTGAAAAGAGAAGCTATAATTATGAAGGAATTAAGCAAGCGTTTGAGAGACTTCACTGGCACACTGTAGCTAGTAGCTGGGATTACCCTCTCGAATTTTATGAAAACAACTTCTTACCTATTTAAACCATTACTGAATGTCAAAATTCATTAAGTTACCGAAGGAGATAAATCCTATCACTAAAGCTGCCTACTTTTTAGCGCCGTTAGTCGGCGTTCAAGGGGCCATTATTAGAGATCGATTTGTCAATGCGTATCTTGGAACCGACATGGCTCCGGATATAGAAGGGAATCACATAGTCCTTGTAGTTTACAACCATCAGCAAAAACGCCGAGGTTTAACTTACGAACGCTTTGTGGAGATGGTAACTTCGCTAGATACATTTATAGGAGAATCAGACATCTGTTCAGGCAAACTTGGAATGTATATCTTCCAAGTGCCTGAAGAGTTTGCCTCTGAAGTCGAACTATTTAAGCGAGGCCATTATTCTAAGTACGATGTTAGGGCCAAAAACCTTTGCATTGAAAACGTGCTTTATAATGGTAAGCTCCATCAACGAGACCAATCTGGTGAGAAACTCATTCAGAGAATCTTTAGACAGGATCCCATACTTCGAAAAGCACAGGAAAAACGATTCTCTTCACCTATGAGTCCAGTGGATTTACAAGGTGCAGAGATATGGGAAAAACCCTATAAAAAGAAGGAGTTATTAAACACTGCTCAGGTGATGAAATGGGAAGAACATCTCATAGATTCGTTTGAGAAAATACGAAGTAATCATGAAGAAGCCATGGCAAAAAAAGGAGTTCTGGGAAAAGCGGCTGGGTAAAGACTGGACCGATCTTCTCGCAGACACTCTAAAGTCGAAAGGACTTAGTAATTTGATGGAAATCGTTACTAATGAATACTCGACAGGAATGACTGTTCCTAGCCGTGACCTCGTGTTTAATGCTTTTCAAGCTACACCTTGGAAAGACTTACGCGTAGTCATCCTAGGAAGAGAACCTTTGAGAAATGGCACTGCTAACGGATTAGCTTACGGTATGATCAACGATGACATCAATGATATAAAACCTGTGAGCTACCCACTTCGTAAAATTGAAGAGTGCGTAGACCATATAGAAAAAGATGAATGGAAAAAATCTCCATTGTTTTTTGCTTACTACGACCTAGCCCATTGGGCGGATCAAGGAGTTTTGCTCCTGAATACAGCGTTGACCGCTAGAAGAGAAAACCATAGTGCCCACTTAAAGTTGTGGGCACCGTGGACTAAAAAAGTCCTACAAGCCATTACAGAAAATAGCTCTGGAGTAATTTTCTGTGCTTGGGGGAAACATGCGCAATCCTATATAACGGATCGAATGCGTGAGTTTCACCATGTGCTTGAATTTCATGAGCCTATGCAATCTGCATTTGCTGACGAATTCTGGGACTGTCCACACTTCGAAGAGATTAACGAGATTTTAACACGTAACAATAACCAAGTAATAAAATGGTAGAAAAACTACTCGAATACTTTAATGGCGATGAGCTAGCAGCTTCTGCGTGGCTTAGTAAATACGCAGCTCCTGGAGAAGAGACTCCGGAAGATATGCATCGCCGACTTGCCCACAAATTCTGGGAAATCGAACGTCAACGTACGTTTATAGAAGGTATGGAAACAGACGATCGCATGCTTAATGCGTTAAGTACCTACGGCCAAAACAGAGAAGACTTATCTTACGATCGAATTTTCGAATACTTCGATAAGTTTAAGCAGATTATTCCTCAAGGTTCCGTTATGGCTATGCTAGGACGTGAAGATAAAGTAGGCTCTTTGTCTAATTGCTTTGTCATCGGCCAACCAAAGGACAGCTACGGCGGAATTATGCAGAAGGATGAAGAACTTGTCCAGCTGATGAAACGTCGTGGAGGTGTAGGAATTGACCTCTCTACGCTTAGACCTTCAGGAACTAACGTCAGCAACGCTGCAAAGACTTCTACAGGAGCTGCCAGTTTCATGCATCGATACTCTAACTCCACTCGAGAAGTGGCCCAAGGAGGTCGACGAGGTGCACTTATGATTACAATGGATGTTCGTCATCCAGACATTCTGGACTTCGTAAACATGAAGCAAGATAAATCTGCGGTTACCGGGGCTAACGTCTCTGTAATGCTAACCGATGACTTCATGGAAGCGGTTAAAAAAGATGAGGATTACGTTCTTAGATTCCCTTGTGACGTCAAATTGCCAGCTAATTTTTTTGAAGTGCACAAACTTCGGGAACAGTTAGCTCCACTTTCTGACGGCCAGGGAAACCAAATAGGTTTTTACAAAGTAGTCAAAGCGAAAGAAATTTATGACGCTATCGTGTTTAACGCTTGGGACAATGCTGAACCAGGACAAATGTTTGTCGATCGGCATCATGACTACTCTCCAGAAAGTGTGTATCCCCAGTTTAAGGGCGTAACTACAAACCCATGTGGGGAAATTTTTATGCAACCCTATGACGCGTGTCGTTTAATGGCTTTAAATTTATTAGCCGCTGTTAAAGATCCGTTTACGGATAATGCAGAATTAGACTTAGACAAGCTGTACGAGTTAGCGTACGAAATGCAACGACTTGCAGATGATTTAGTCGATTTAGAAATCGAAGCTATTTTGAACATCATTGAAAAGATTGGTAGAGATGACTTACCTGAAGAGACTAAACGCGTAGAACTAGATCTTTGGAATAAGATTCTAGAAACAGCACAGTCTAGTCGACGTACAGGTTCTGGAATCACTGCTTTAGGCGATATGCTAGCCGCTATAGGACTTTCTTACGACTCTGAATTAGGTATGGACGCTATTAACATCGTGTTCAAGACTATCTTTAAAGCTCAGTTAGACTGTTCTATTGATTTAGCAATTCTTCATGGGTCTTTTGAAGGTTACGATTTTGAGAAAGAATATGAATCAGAGCGTACTTACCAACGATACTACTATTATCCGGAAAATTCGTTTTACAAGATGCTACAATCAGAGTTCAAAGAACAGTTTTGGAGGATGAAAGAATACGGCCGACGAAATGTATCGTGGTCTACTGTAGCCCCGACAGGAACTGTTTCCTTGATGGCCCAGACTACTTCAGGACTCGAGCCTCTCTTTGCACCTTACTACATAAGGAAGAAGAAAGGTAATCCGGGGGATGAAGGTTTCCGTGAAGACTCGAAAGACCAAAACGGAGATTCATGGATGCATTATCCAGTTGTGCACCCAAAACTGAATGACTGGATACAAGCTTCAGGTATACGAGTAGAGATTCACAAAGATAGTTCAGGTAATCCTGAAATTGTTGATGTGGATATTACAAACGAGCAACATGTTAAATTAACATTTGCTAACTCACCGTGGATGGGCTCATGTGCTCCAGACATTGACTGGATTAAGCGTGTTGAGATCCAAGGAATCATTCAAAAGTACACTACACATAGTATTTCCTCCACTATCAATTTGCCTAATGATGCTACGCAAGAAGACATTGCAGCCATTTATGAAGCATCTTGGGAGCAAGGACTTAAAGGTGTAACAGTTTACCGCGATGGATGCCGTACGGGCGTACTAGTAACGTCAGACGATAGTAGTGATGAGTTTGCTCAGCACGATGCTATAAAGCGTGGGAAGTCGCTAGATTGTGACATCTATCATGTAACTGGTAAAGGAGAACGGTTCACCGTTATTGTGGGCCTCAAAGAGGGTAAACCTTATGAGGTATTTGCAGTGCACGGAGAATATGCTAAGCATCTTGCTAAAGGTAAAATAGTGCGCAAAGCTCGTCATACCTATTACCTAGTCTTCGAAGATGAGGAGATACCGATTACTGAATTTACAACTAATGGTGAAGCTTTGGCTACACGTTTAGCTTCAACTTGTTTACGGCACGGGACACCTGTCCAGTACGTAGCAGAGCAGTTAGACAAGTCTGAAGATTCGATCGTTGGATTTGGTAAAGCTTTAGCGCGTACGTTAAAGAAGTACATCTCTGATGATGATCTACTTGATCGTGCTAAATGTGAAGACTGTGGTTCTACTAACTTGCGCCTTGAAGAAGGGTGCCTTAAATGCTTGGATTGTGGAAGCTCCAAGTGCGGTTAATACATACATGGGGAGGGAGTGCTGGTTGTACTCCCTCTTTTTAAAAGAGAAGTATGAAGACAAGAATTCATGTAAACAAACAAAAAATAGCGTCAAACAGGATTCACGGGACAAACGAGCCTGTAATAACCTGTAAAACTTATAAGTCTAATGACTATGGGAACGAGGCTATTATCTACGGACAAGATGGGAAAGAGGCTGCAAGAGTCATCTATAGCCCGGATAAACCACTTAGTTGTGGTGCTAGACTGTGGATAGAAACTGATAATAAAATTCAAATATTAAATGATGCCCAAAACACTATTAGAGGAGATGGACGAAATGAACAGCGACCAGCTAAACCTTGACAAACTGGCAGAAGAAGCCACAGAACTAAGTCTTGCAATTCAGCAAGCACGTAATCATCCTAACAAGGAGTTAATCACCATCGAGATGATTGAAGAAGCTGCTGACCTAGAAATTAGGCTAGAGTGGTTCAAGCATCGTTTGGAGGACGATGACCTTATGGGAAAGTACTTACAGAGCATGAACCAAAAAATGGAAAGAATCCATGCTCGATACCTAAAAAAGAAAAATGAAAACACCTAATTTTATCAACGAGTCTGAATTAGACTTTAAAGACATTTCTACAGAGAAATGGCGTGAGTATACCCTAGCTAATGGGAAAAAATTACTTATCGACGCTCCTTTATACTTACATGTAAGTGATACTGGAGGACATAGAATTTTTGATGCGTACCAAACTAGTCATTATATACCTACAGGCTGGTTAGCATTACGTTGGAAAACTAAAAAAGGAGAAGCAAATTTTGTATTATGAAAGTAAACATTAAAAAATTGCACCCAGATGCAGTTGTCCCGAAATATGCCAAAGATGGAGACGCTGGGTTAGACCTAGTAGCTACAGACATTACAGTAATAGACAAAGAAATGTTAGTCTATTCGACAGGATTAGCTGTAGAAATACCAAAAGGATTTGTGGGGCTTCTATTCCCACGCTCGTCTATACGTAAGTATGACTACAGTGTGGCTAACTGTGTGGGAGTTATTGATTCAGGATACAGGGGAGAAATCTCTGTTACTATGCGTCCTCATAGACGTTGGACTAGTGCTGCACAACTTGAGAGATTCGAACCCCTTATATTACAACCCTACAAAGTAGGTGATAGAGTAGCCCAGCTTATCATTATGCCTTACCCACAGATTGAACTTATTGAGGTATCTGAATTATCAGAATCTCAAAGAGGCGAAGGTGGCTACGGCTCAACGGGAAAATAATGACAGCTTTCGAAGATTTATGTCCAAAACGTATTTCCAATTACCCTAAATTTCCTACAGAATTAGTTGCCAAAGTACCGATGACTAATCGAGTAATAGATTCAGAAGGATCTTTTTGGGAATATTACCACAAATCACACAGAGAGGGTTCACCTTATGTTTATTGGGTGTTCCTTGGAAATTTACTAATGACAGGATCAAAACTTATAGAACGAAAATGAAAAATACACTGACCTTTGAAGAAGAGATTGTAGACCGCTGGGACTGTAGGTTCATGAACCGAGCTATAGATTTAATTGCTTGGAGTAAAGACCATAACACTGGTGTAGGTGCTGTTATTGTAAATGGAAGATACATTGTATCCGAAGGCTATAACGGTTTTCCTGTGGGCGTAGATGATGGAGTAAAAGAAAGGTTTGAAAGACCTATGAAGTACTTATACACTACGCACGCAGAGATTAACGCAATCATTACAGCTGGTAGACATGGTAAAAATGTTGAAAACTGTACGTTATATTGTACAAAGTTTCCATGTGCTACTTGTGCTGGAGCTATTATTCAAGCAGGCATTACTAGAATTGTAACCGTGCCGCTTGAAGAAGGCCGCTGGAACAATAGCCATGAAGCCGCTTTAACCATGTTTAAAGAAGTGAATGTGAGAATAAAGTATTGGGACATGCCTATCGATGAAGATAGCGCTTACAAAAAGCGATTAACTAGTCGTTAAAACAATTCAGAATACCGTAAGCAGAAGCTGGTAAACTATTGTCGGGAATATAATACTCTCGAATATTCTTCCACTCTCCTGATATGGATCTACGCATAAGCATGTACCTATCTGTTTCTATTTTTTCAAGGACTACTCCAGGTCTTGAACTGCAGGACCATAAAGTTCTGTCTCCAGAGTTCTCTATAGAGGGGCTTGGGGTTGTTATATAACCTTCTGGAAAGCAGGCTGTTAGAAACAATAGAAGAAAAATCAATTTTTGCATGTACTAAGGTACAAGTTTTTTATAATCCTTTAAACCTAAATTTAATGACACAACTATTTAAGAAAGACTCTAAAGGAAAAATTAGAGTCTGGAAGATCTCCACTACAGGAGACGAAATTATCGAACAGTATGGCCTCATCGATGGAAAACATGCTGAAAGTCGTAAAACCGCAACGCCTAAAAACGTTGGTCGAGCGAACGAGACTACTGGTACGGAGCAAGCTGTTCTACAAATGAACTCTAAAATAACCGAGAAGCTGAAGGAAGATTACTTTCGAACGCAAGAAGAAGCTGAGAATACCACAGTAATTCTTCCGATGTTAGCTAAGTCTTTCGATAAGGAAGTTAAAAAAGTAGAGTACCCATGTTTCGTACAGCCTAAATTAGATGGTATGCGTGCATTGTACAGCAAACGTTCTTTGACATCTCGCACTGGCGGAAAAATTGAAACCATGGACCACATCGTTAATGACATCATGGATTCTACGCATCAGATTCTAGATGGGGAGCTTTACGCTCATGGAATTTCATTCCAAGAGAATATGAAGCTCATCAAAAAGTATCGTGGTGAAGAGTCTGAAAGCGTGAAGTTTCATGTATACGACTTGGTCTCTGATGAGCCTTTCTTTACTCGGTATAAACGACTGGCAGAAATTGTAGAAGATTACGACACGGTTGAAATAGTTCCTACGTACCTAATTAATAGTAAAGAAGAGCTTGATCACTATCATGCAAAATTCTTAAACGATGGTTATGAAGGTAGTATCGTTCGATGGGGAACTGCAGGATATAAACTTAACGGCCGTTCTTCGAATTTGCTAAAGTATAAGGACTTCAAAGATCTCGCATGTAAGATTGTAGGACTAGTTCCTATGGAGGCGAGACCTGACCAAGCTGTCGTAGTATGTGAACACAACGGTAAATCTTTCAAGGCTACGCCGAAAATGTCTCATACTGCACGAAGAGAATTACTTCTCGATCATAGCATCATAGGCCAGACTGCAGAGATTCGATACTTTGAAGAGACTGATGATGGGTTACCTAGGTTCCCCGTATTCATCGGAGTAAGACTAGACAAATGAAACACTTAAAAGTGATCATCGCAGGGGGCAGAGATTTTGAAGACTACTCCCTGCTTAAACAAGTTTGTGACAAAGCTTTACGTAAGTTCAAGAAAACTCACACTATTGAGATTGTTAGTGGTACCGCACGCGGAGCTGACAAACTTGGAGAGCAGTACGCAAAGGAGAAAGATTACAAACTGACACAATTTCCCGCTGATTGGAATACGTTTCCAAAAGCAGGAGGTATAATACGGAATGGTGAAATGGCTCGCTATGCCCAAAGAGCTATCATATTTTGGAACGGCCGAAGTAAAGGCACAGAAAGTATGATTAAACTTGCACGGCATTACAAGCTTAAGCGGATCATCACTCCTTATTAAAAGCACATGGAGTCTATAGTGTAATTGGTCTAACACGCCTGCTTGTAGTGCAGGTAACTTGGATTCGAATCCCAATAGACTCCCTAATTAGTCCCATAGTTTAACGGACAAAACACCTGGCTACGGACCAGGAAATGAGGGTTCAAATCCTTCTAAGACTGCTAATTTTCTAATTTTAAATTACTTATATGAGTACCAAATCGAAAGAAGACAAAATTAAAAGTTTTGTCAAGATTCCTTTAGAGGAGTATAATACTCTTCTGGATTTTAAGCGAGTAGTAGTACAAGCAGACAATCGTGCTAAATTACCTGACGTAGATCCTGATAAACTAGACAGCCTTAAAATCGTTGTAAAACAAGAACCCGTACAAACGTATCAGAGATTTTATGGTTATCCTACTCGAGATACAATAGTCGATAAAAAGTATGTCGTAATTCAAGACAAAAAATTAACTGCTCTGTATCGAAAAAAGTTTGAAGAATTTAAGTCCCAAGTTAAAGAAGCTCGAGACAAATTACACAAAGCTGAAATTGCGTTTAGCGCCGCTTTAGAAAACAACACCACTAAAGCTATAGCTTACAAAAAAGTCAAAGAACTTAGGATCAAAAACAGGGAGCTTACAGCAGATAACGCAATGCTTAAAGCAGCGTTGAATGAACCTTGTGTAGACAAAGCGTTGGAGAAAAAGTACTACGGATTACGTGCAGACTTGGGCGCATTGATGGCGGATTCTATGTTCGGAGTTAAACAATCTAAGATTCAAAAACTACTCGATGAGTTCTAAGGAAGCCTTAAGATACAATACTGGTAAAACCCAGTACAGCTATATCGATATGGAAAGTCTAAAGCCTGTGGCGGATGTGCTAGCTTATGGAGCGCACAAATACTCAGTCTTCGAAGATAAGGAAGGAAAAGAAGTACAAGGTGTCGACATTACACCGAATGAGGCTAAAAACCTGAAAGTGATCCGTAGTGGTCGAGACCAGTGGAAAGATGGCTTCCCGTTTAACCAATTGCTAGATAGTCTCCTGAGGCATATTGTAGCATTGCAAAACGGTGAATACTTGGATCCTGAAAGTAGTCTTCCTCATATCGGACACATCGGATGTAACATGATGTTTATCTCACACGGCATGGAAAATCACCCAGAACATTTGCCTGATAACCTTAAAAAAGCGCTTATGGCTACTAAGGGTCAATGTGAAACGGCATTAAAATTACACCCAAGGGTGGCTTTAGGTATTATAGTTTAAATAGTTTTTACTATTTTTGCCCTCATGAGAAATTCTACGCTCTATAGTTCGTTACTGACCAGCAATGGTAACAGGGGAGCTATGGTGTAGAACAAAACATTGTTTTTGATCAAACACAAAACCTCTCCTGGAAACAGCGAGAGGTTTTTTTATGCCCGTATGGCGAAATAGGCGTGTGGCGAAATTGGTTCACGCACATGATTTAGGCTCATGCTCTTTTAGGTTGTGAGTTCGACTCCCACCTAGAGTTCAAAAACGGTAGGATAATACCGATTTGCGCCCATTTTTCCTGTGATGCGCCTAAAAATAACCGAAAAGGGTAGAATACTACCGTTTTTCATACGGGATATAAAAAGATACTGGTCGAGATTGTAACCCTTTAACCTTGCGGAGTTTAAGTCTCTGCTATCTCACAAAATAGAAAGTAAACCTACCTGGAGTATAGGCACTGCCTGCTAAGCAGCTGGTCCGAGTAATCCTTGGATGTGGGTCGGAGCCACTTTTCTCTGCAGATTAGTAATAAAAAGTTTGGTACTGTGGATTATTTTACACTAACTTTGTCCACTTATTGCGGGGTGCGAGAAGTTGGTATCTCAGTGGGCTCATAACCCACCGCCTTTGGCCTCGAGGGTTCAAGTCCCTCTCCCGCAACTAATAGTACGATTATGAAATGTACAGCGATTAATAAGTGGTTTAGAATAGCCGTCTCTACAGAGGGCCCTGACCGTCATTGTCGCTAACGAAGCAATTTAGGTAAGCACATAGGACAGAAAGGGCTCTCAGAAATGAGGGCCTTTTTTGTTTTAAACAAGTCAGTGTGGCCGAGGGGATGTAGGCAGTGGTCTGCAAAACCGAAGGTTGTAAGTTTGAGTCTTACCTCTCGTGCTAAATAGAGTGCAAGCATTAATGAGTGAGGTTCGTAAACACAGCCAGGCTAAAGTACTGCCACTCGTTTCTTATTGGTTAACCATCATCCGACGTTGGTACTCCAGAGACTTCTGAACGTTTCGTTCTAATTGAGATGCGATCGGTAAAGCTTGTTTAGTACGTCTCCACAATTTTAATTCCCCCTTGTGCGGTTTCTGCACGTATCGAGTAGCTTCGCCTCCTGTAGCTACCATTCCTATATCATAAATAGCTTGCACAGCAAGCACTGATAATCTCTCGAGCATAGATACAGTCGCTGCAGGCGAATGTAAAATCTTGAAAGCCTCTGGCGGCCATACATAGAAGCTAAGTTCTCCAAATAATCTTCTCATGAAGAATGCTGGGACATATGCCCATTCGTCGTCATCCTCTGCTAACGATAAGAAAGCAAGAAAAGCTAAATAGGTAGCGCCCATCATACCAGCTTCAAATACAGTTTGGCGAATATTACCTCGCTCCACGTCTGTAAGCTCGTCCCAGGCAGCTCCTGCTACTTTAAACTTAAGTCCCAATAATTCTTTGTGGTACTGGCGTAAGAATCTTAAAGTAGTCGTGTAAATACCTTCTTGAAATTGCCCAGAAGATTCGTTATAACTTAACTCGTAGGCGTCCATGTCTTCGAAGTCCTTACTGAAGGAACGTAGATTGAGAAAGCGATGTTGTACTCCTGGTACTAACCACTTACGTAGCATACTAGTTTGTTGCCCAGCAATAACTCGCTGCATTTTTGCTTTGTTAGCTGGATCATAATTACCATGCTTTTGCTTCGTAACTTCTTTAATCTTACGGAAAGCCTCTAGCAGTAAGCTTTTCATTTCCTTATCTGACAGCGAGATTTCAGGATTAAAGCTAATAGTACCATTAGAGGCTACTACCAAAGCTTCGTGTAAAGGCATAGTTTCCCCGGACTTAGTAGCTACTTCATAACTATCAAGCAATGCGTACATTAAAGTACCTTGCACTTGATGCTCCTGCCAGTTGGTAAAGTTTAATGCATGTAGACCAGCACCGGCTGTTTGTCGAATAATATTGTTTTGAGAGAAACGCCTTTCTAATCCTTGATAAGCACCAGACGGATTGAAGTACTCGAGTAAAGCGTTAGTCTTAGCTCTATGTACAACACGCCCAGCATCTGCAAGGACATTCCCAAAATCAGCAGCATACAAAGCGTACGCTGCTTTAATATTCTTCGCGTTGATATTAACGCCTCCAAAAGCTTCCGACATGTTCAGGATATTACCCTGTAGTCCAGAAGCTCCTGCAGACAGCCAGTTGAAGGTCAGCATGACGGAACCAGTGAATCCGGCAATAGTGTCGGATAGTTTATTTAATGAAATCTTTTTTCCAAATATTTTGACGGACCCAGCATCTTGTACACCGATGTTGTATAATCGATTCTCTACTGTAGAAGCTAAGGCTTGATAAACATTAGAGTGCACTCCCTCAATATTTACCGGTTTAAAGTTTTCGCCCTTCATCCAAGGTAGGATAGAGTTCACCATATACTTAAATCCTTTCTGCTGCGCTACTTTTCGATTAGCCATAGCATCTTGAATGATCATGATGTCTGCTTCGGATTTGCTTTTACGGCTGTAGTTTAAAGCCGCATACAAGTCCATCATTTCTAGTGAAAGTAAGTCATAAGATTGGTCAGCTTTATTAGCTAGACTGTTTCGGAAGTAGATAGGAATGAATCGCTTTACTTTGTGATTCTCATCAACAACTACTTTAACGAACTTTTCCCACTCGGGGTTATCCATAGTTTCCATCTCTAGATCTGTGTCTGTAGATCTTTTTTGCAGTTTGTCTTTTAACCCTTCCCAAAATACCGCACGCACGCCTGACTCAGCTATCCTTTCGATAGTCTGTTTTTCCGCTTTCGGAATCCCTATCAGGTCGTCCATAGCATCGTTTGTAAGATACTTACGACGATGACTTTTCCCCGCGTATTCCTTATCCACACGATTAGCATTCTCTTTTAAGAACTTCAACATTTGTCCCGCAGAACTGTTTTCGTTCTCCATCATTTGTTTCATGTTCCCCCAAGCTGGGTTTAACCATTGCGACTTCGGAGTCGTATAATGTTCCCGATAATTCGGATTATTGTTAGCATCACTTTTTGGCACTAGTTTAGTCCAGGCGGGCTTAGCCTTACCTTTATCATGATTAGCCACATACCATTCGTTGTATGCCTCAGTACCTTCTAAAAGTTTTTCGTCCTTTACTTTTTCGTAACGAGCAGTTTCTACAAACTTCCACAGCTTGAAAAATTCCTCTTGTACTGTTTTATTCTCCGCTTTAGTAACTTCCCGCTCTACTTTAAGTGCAGCTTCATTAGCGTTCCAAGCTTCTTTGTCTACGGGAGTGAGTCTATCATAAGCGAAACTTCCATTAATTATGTAGCGCTTTCTGATTTTAGCCTGTTCTTTACTCAGCCTTACATACTCCTCTGTACGAACAAATTGTTCACGATTCTCAGTTACCCTTTTTAAGAACTCAGCTGTATAAGGTTGTTCTTCGTTCTCAAGCTTCCACTCTTCGAATGCAGCTTTTGCTTCTAATTCTTTAGGACCGTTTGGATCTACTTCTTTAGCTTCCGCATAAGCATTCCACAATACGTTTTTATTAGTCAAGAAGGAGCTTAGGAACTTACCGTTGTAAAATCCGGTTTTTTCTCCGTCGATTTCTTCGTACAATCCTTTGTACAACTCCTCCTGATTTAAAGGATTACCTCGTTCTGCTGTAAATTTTTGAAAAGCTTCCACAGGTTCTCTAAGTGCTTGTTGAAACTCGAAGCGCACTTCCTCATCGATTCTATCCATGATTTTTATGGCTATCTGCATAACCGAATCAGTAATGGATTTTGGATCCGAGGCCCATTCTGTAAGTGAAGATATGTCACTAACGTATCCAATATGTCTATCTAGCATATTACGTAAATACTGTTGAGACTCGGCATCAATAGTCGCCTGGTTCTCTCCCAGCTTTTCCTTAATGAATGCTAGTTTACGTCGATCGTACTCCTCTTTACCTAGACGTTTACGATCAGCGCTACGGTAGAGCTTGTGGTATTCTTTTTCGAATTTTCGTCCCCAGTTTTTTTCCACAATGTCAATATCCTTATAGTGGCGCTGGACCGTGTACTCTTGAATTATACGTTGGTACATCCTGTCTAGCTTTTTGAGACGGGCATCTACTGCTCCTAAAGTCTTTACCGGGGCTTTAAAGTCGAGCTCTACTAAGTCTTTCTTACCGAATTCTATTTCACCTGCTTCTAACAATTCTTGAATTTCCGGAATCAAGTTAAAAGCTCCAGCAAACTGTTGCATGTTTTTGAGGTGGTGGCTAAGTTTTTCAAACTCTGCGTCCGTAATGTATCCCCCAGCTTTGAGTTTAGCTTCTATTTCTTCAAAGTCTTTTTCGATCCTAAGCGTAGTTCGCTCTGCATTCTGGGTGTACACGATAGCCGATCGAATGTCATTAAAGTTTACCATGTCTTCAATCATCTGACCCATACGTTCAATAGCGTCTGTGTTTTTAAAACGCTGCCAGTGGGCATACAAACTCTGCACTCGTTCCATTAAATTCTCTAGGACCCCCTCAACAGTTTGACGTTGCTCGAATGGCGTACCTAAAACCTTATCATCCGCTTGGAAGTCGGTCTCAGTGTAGGCTAATTCGTCTAAAAGAAGTTTGCGACTTAGTTCCATGACTGCGTCATGATTAAGTCCTAGTGTAGCTTTCAATCGATTTAAGTAAACCTTAAGCCAAGCTTTCCATTTACGCTGCTTCATTAAGTCATCAAAAAGCTCCGCGGCCTTCATACCTACCGCTTGTGCTATAATTTCTTTGTCCAGAGATTCCTGATCTAGGCTACGATACATTTTGGTAACCTCTTCTTCAAGCTTGGTACCTGCAAGTTGACGCCTAGCGAATGCTATGTGGTCATCTTTCATACCACCTAAAGCTTCGATTAAAATGTGGCCATGCTCGTGAAGTAAACTGTCTTTCCCTGCTAATATGTTAGGATAAGGCATGTTAAGTTGAATCCGGCCGTTAATGGCCACGATCGATGGATTCACTCCTTCGAATTGTAAGTCTATGTCAAATGCTGCGAAGTTTTTTTGCATCATATCAAGCTTCGTGTTGAAGTCTTCTTCGTTCTCTGGAGCTTTATACGCATCCATAGAAGCAGCATCATTGAAGTTTAAACTAGTAGTAGTTCTTGGGGCCTTAATACGGTAGTAAAACGGAACTCCTTCGACATCCTGTACTAAGTACAAAGAGCCATTACTTTTAACTTCGAGCTTAGGCTCAGCACCCTTACGCCACTCATTACTTTGTAGGTAAGCGATATCGTAAGCACTCGCTTTAAGCTTTGACGCAGCGAAAGCATTACCGTTAGTATAGTCCAGCATTTGGTCGTACAATGGCGATAATTCTCCTTGCGGAGTCATAGACATTGGGTTACCGTTATTGGCGTCCCATAAATAATAAGCGAGATCTTCGCCTACCGCAGTTACAAGGTGCTGCCATTCCTGGCTGTTTACATTAGGACATATCATGATGTGCTACAGAATTTACTGATTTTTTGATTCTCTTCGTTTTCCGGGGACAGTGCTCTACGTTCTGCTGAGAAAGTCATATCTTCTTGGACTCTACTAGCTATTTCAGCACTCTCCTTAAGGAACTGCCCTATAAGTCCTCTTTGCTCCTTAGACAAAAGTACATTATTCTTAGAGAACTTCGAAGTCTTACCGGACTCGAAGAAGCTGTACTCTGTTACTCGCTTCCCTTCCGAGAAGTACCCTAGAGTATTTGTGCGAACATAAATTGCTTTTTGTCGGCCTTTACTGTTGGTTACACCGACGAACATCATGGTAGCATCTATTTGACGTCGATTCCCTTGCTCTTCACTACCTGTTTTTAGTTTGGTGGAGATAAAGGGCTTCATGTTAGGCAGTAAATCTTTCCCATCGCTTTTAATAACCAGTTTTGGGTTATTCTCGACATCGACTAATGCTACGCGACTTTTGTGAAAATAGTCTTTATACTCGTTAGCTACTGGAACTGTCTGCATATCTTTAAACGGAACAAAAGGAACCAAAGATGAGTTGTCTGACAAGTGCTTATAGACTTGGTTAATCATAGGCAATAAGTAATTACTTTCCTGTAACTTCCCAGATATAGCCTCCTCTACATACTTTGTATACCCTAAGTCTTGAAGGATAGGATCCGGCAGTAACTTCAACATACTTCTTGTAGAGTACCTGAAATTACTTGTGTGGTAAGCCGCTTTAGCTAAGTCAGAAGCATAAGCGCGAATAGCTGGATCTTCGTGGCGATAAAGCTGTACCCACTGGTTTCTTAAATNGTTGATAACGTCATTTGAAATTTGATTGTTGTTATCAATTGTGACTATCGATGGGTGATCTCCGGTTTTAATACTCGGATTCAGATACTGAATAAATACGTTTCCGTATAGCGGACTGCCTGGTTGTTGATACTCCACAGTTTTATGGGCCACTGATTGGCTGCCTATAAAAATTCGTTGAAACTCCGCGTCGGTTAAGCTTAATGAAGAACCTGAAGCGAACGCTCCATACAGCTCTTCCATGAACTGCTCTACCGCATCTACTGAAACATCTTGTCCAGACATATGCATGAACTCTTTCATAGCTGTTTGGAATGCTGGGGTACCTTCAATAGCTATGTCCTGTAAGCCGTTAATGAGGGTAGTTACAGAGTTTTTCCACATAGTACCTAAGAAAGTTTGGTCAAAAGTTTGATCCCAGTTACCTATAGTATCATGCTGCTGTATCTTTTCTCGTACGTCCGCTTTAACATATGCGTCAACAAGGTGTTTAGGCGGCGAGCTGTCGACCTTCGAATTTTGGATACCTCGAGTAAGTTCTTTAGCGTTGTCTTCATACAATTTGTATAAACCTAAGATACCTAACTGTTCATTACCTGTTGACTGTAACTGGCTCGTTAAAACTTTGTTAGTCAACATACTAGGAGCAGTTACTGGTAAATCTTTTTCGTTAATATTCTGACCTTCATTAAATTTCAAAGCAGCTACTTCAAAAGCACTTAGTTTCTTACCGTTACTGTTTTTGATAGGTGTAGTAGACTTTGCACGTAAGCGTCGTTTATTTTTAGTGTACTCTCGTATAATAGGTTGATTTAAAATCCGATCGACTTTTGAATAAGGTAACCCAGCAGCCAGCATAAGCAATCCTACTTTAGTAGTATCTTGAGACCAGTTTGCACGGATAATGATAGGATCTGTCGCAATATCTACGTGAAGCGAGGCGTACGCAGAAAAGATCTGCATCAACGGCACTCCGTTTTCATCATAGCGCCCATCTAAACGAGTTTCTACAGCTTTAAGGTCTATGAGTCCGGCTTTGATAAAACGGCCTACCTCACGGCGCACACTGTGGTCCTGAAGGAAATTCATCACCTCACCAAGCTGTGCTTTACCTCCAGCAAACGCATACTTGGAATCAATCTGTCCTGATAAACCATAAGCATCAATATCTCGAGTACTATTGGATTCCTCTAGCACTTGATTAAGGTCTTTCTTAATAGCCGCGGTACGGTACTCCAATGGAGTCATCATGTTTATGTACCCAGAAGGTTCCGAAAGAACTTCTGTCATGATATCCATAAACCTGTTTTGAAGAGCTTCAGTAGTAATCTGTTCAGTAACCGGAAGCTTAGCGAACTCCTCAAACGATAAGATCTCTACGTTATTCGAAGACTTGATGGAGTCTAGGATACTGGAGTTTTCGTACTCCGTACTATCAATCATAGCTATAAAGGCTAACGCATTGTCATTCTTAGCAAACTTGGCGTTCAGGATTTCTTTAACCGCGTCTAGCACTAAGTTTGAACGGTGATTCCAAAAATCTACTTTGTCAAGTTCTGCGTAGAGGGCATGCTTAGTTGCCAATGTTTTTGAATAGATCTCGTAACGTGCTTTAACATCATCTTTAGATGTTCCTTCATTGTAAGGAGTCTTGATTAAGCCTTCTTCAGTCATCGTGAAATTAGGGGCCATGATGTACATTTTATCAATATCGAAGTCACTACCAGTTTTTTCGGTAATCTCTGCATAAGCAATTACTGTATCACCATACTCTTCTGGAAGGAATCCTACTACTTCAAGTAAATCAGTAGAGGCGTCTCCTTGGTTAGGAATACGGTAACCGATCATGTTAAGAAGCTTTTTATCAATCTTCGAAACATCCCCGCCTACTAGGTTAAGGAACTTGTATGGAAGAAGAATCTGTCCCGGGATAAGTTTTCCGTCTTTAATCATCGGCGGATCTAAGTCCTTACGGTCTTTCAACCAAATAATGTTACGACGCATTTCCTTAAGCTTCTTTAAATCCTTCAAGTACGAAAGATCCACAACACCTGCTTCAGTAGTATCTGAAATACCAGCTATGGACATTTGGATAAACCCTCCACCAAGTTGCTTAAGCTTAACTGTGTTTTTTACTACTCCTGCAGCAATTCGATACCAAAGTGTTTTTCGATCCTGAGGAAGTGCGTTTAAGTTAGTAGTACCATCAAGTGAATCAATAAGGTCTTGAGGAGCGTTGTTCGCTACCATCTCATCGCGCATCACTTTACGAATAGCTGGTTCACTAAACCGGCCATCAGGGTCTGTACCATATAAAGCAGAAACTTCTGCTAAACCTCTATTACTTAGTTCAGAAATTACCGCATTTTTTTCCGCTAAGATTTCTCCGCCTTTACGGCCAGATTCATATACGTACTCCCGATCGACATTAGCGAATACGTTTTTACGTACCTGAGTATTAACTAAGGTGTTATCGTTAAGTGCTTTAGGACTCATTTCTACCTGACGTCCCCAATGCTTATTTTCCCGGTCAGTAGTGAATAGTTCTTTTTCGATCGTTGCTTGGTCTAACATGTTACCGTCGCTATCGAATATAGTAGCTACTTTTTGTACTGCTCCTTTAGAACCAGAACGAGTGATGACCTCATCGACTGCGTTTTGGCCGTCTACTTTTCTTTCCATGGCTAAACGCAAACCGTCTAGTCCAGTGCCTTTAGTCAATCCCGGATACAAAATAGCTTGAGAATACTTGTCCATGACTGACACACGTTGGTTGTTAATAACCATCGGCGCAAAGTAAGCTCCCTTTTGAGGCGCTAAATTAACAGCTTTGCTAAAAAGCTTTACATCACTTTGCTTTAGCTTTCCTGCTTTAAGTGACTCGTAAGCGTCCTCCATCTGGTCGTCCCAGAGACCTTCCCCTTCAAAAATTTCTTTTGCCCTATCTAGGGTAATCCACGCTTGCGCATCTGCAGCGTTGTTGTTGTCGTACCCGGAACCAGTTTGTTCGTTTTTAGTTTTTCCCTGATCCGAGAAAATTCTTTTGATAGCGCTGAAGCTTTCTCCAGTAGCTTTGGCCACCTCTCTCAAGTGTTCTTCAGAGAGTAGTTTATCCGAGAAAGTTATCATGTCAGCAATGACAGCAGCCTTATACGTTTTACGTACTCGCTTACCATCGATTCTAAGGCGCCCTTTAACAGCAGTAGCTCCAGTAACCCTTTTTGAAAGGCTAGATGAGAATACTCCCTGCATGTAAGCTCCGTCTGAATCTTTCTTCATTTTAGAGAAGACTCGTCGGTCCCCGTAAAACAATGATGTGATTTCTGCATTAGCGTAAATAGATCTTGCAGCCACTGTCATGAACAGATTCTCTAAAGTACCAGACTCTGTTATAAGCTCTTCCGGGATAATAAGATTGTCATAACCACTATCCGTTTTTTCGATAAGGCCATCGTCTTCGGCTATTTGTAGCAGTCGGTTTTTCTCACGAAGGATCTTAGCTAGAACTAAAGGTTCGAAAGCTTTTTGGAAAGACGGGATTAATTTACTACCACCACCTGTAGTACCTGCGTAGTACTCTTCGCTGTTGGCTACGTTAGGTCGACCATTACTATCATATAGGTCTAAGCTTACAGCTAGCCCTGTGCCAGGAGAAAGTTCCGGGAAAATATCCGAATAAAATACAGAACCAGTGGGAAGGCCGTTGGGTAAAGTTTTAACCATGTTCCCAGATTCATCTCTGACAAAGTGATAATCTTCAATAAGCTCGTTGTCCGGGAGTTTGTTATCTCCGAATACTTGTTCCCAAGCAAGACGAGAAGCATTAAGTTCGTTTAAGAACAATGAAGCCATTAACGGAACCGATCGCCCTAAAGCCCAAGTACCGTCTTTACGCATAGCCGTTTCTGGAAGTAAAATAACTTCTTTGCCGCCATTACGCTCTTTAATTTTTTTGAAGTCTAGAGAAATCTCATAGTGGCGAGACTTATCCGCTTGGTTGATGTAAGGAAGCACACCTTTAGTGTATCCCCACATTTTTAACAGGAGGTCATCTGGCCGCTCTAGACGAGAATACTTGGTACCTTTATCAGCAGCGTTCATACGACGCGCGTTGTTCCAGGTGTCTACCTTGATGATGTCTGTACCATATTTCTGCATCAGTTTTAAAATAGAACTATGCTTATGGTAAGGTATCTGAAGTAAAGAGTCCACCATTTTAGGATTAGCTTTTAACTCATCGATCAATAGGTTCGTGTAGTCATAGGTTTGGAAAACCCAGTAACTATCACCATCAGCACCTAATACAGTAGATTCATTCATTTGAGGTCGGAACATCATCTCGAGTTCGACTAAAGATTTAAGACTTGATTCAGAATCAGCATGCTTGATAGGGTTAGGAATGTCCCCATTTTCATCAACGCTTACTCCTTCGTTAACCAGCTTAGCTAGCGGATTACCGTAATTACTTTTTGCAAATACGTACCGGAAAGTGGTATTAATAAGCTGCTGTAAACCATCGGCTGGATTAGACTCATTTCGAAGTGTAGCACCATACTCGAGCGTTCGAGGATCTATACCTATACCAGAGTCTTTTAAGAAAGTTGCCCAATCGGCCAAGTGTTCCTTAGGGAGCTTGCCTCCTTTACGTAATCTAGAGGTCTCTTTGGCGAGTTCGTTGAATCTCTCTACCGCTATCTTAGCATTCGAAGTTAGTTTGACCTCATTCTTTTCATTCGTTTGGAAGAAAGCTGTAGTAAAGCCATTCTTCCACATCTCAAGTAAATTGTTACGCTTACTTACAGAAGTAGTATCCATTCGACGAACAGATAGGTCTTTACCATAACCGTTAAATTGGTACAAGATAAATGTAATCTCTTGGAGGTTAAAAGCTTTCATGAACTGTGTTCGACGATACTCTGGAGCATTGTCTAACCAGTTTCCTAGCACCGCTAAACTCGGATAGAATGGAGTAAACTGGCGGATCTTTTCACGCATAGTTGAATACACGTCAGAGTTGCCTTCAGTAATAGTCAGGTTCTTTAACAGATGCTGTATTGCATACCAAGTAGCGTTTGCAGGAGCCAGCTTACCAAGACCGAGAAGTTCTCCTTTGGCTGCTGTATAAGTGTAGTTACCCTCTGAATCAACTTTTGCATCCATCTCTGGAAGACTGGCTACCATAAGTTTTACATCAAGATTCGCATTCTGTTTACGGTTGATCGTGAAAGAAGCTTTGTCGTACTCTCCCATTTCTTTCATGGAGCTTTCCGCCTCTTCGTTGATCACGATACCTGCTTGACGTAGTCTATCATTTAAGCGACCTACTAAAATCGCATAGTTCTCTGGGAGAACTGCTCTTTTAAATACGTTCGCAATAGAAGCTTCTGCTTCTTCAGATAGAGTGGCTAATTTTTCTCGCACTTGGCCAAAGTCTAAAGAAAGGTTTACAACAGAGCTTTTGGCTCCTTGAAGCTGGGTAAAGAATACAAGCTGCATAAAGTCTAAGACTTCGTTTGTTTCTTGCGCGTCTAATTCTGACGGAGTCGCTTCACCGGGTTCTTGTACTTCCTGAGCATAGTAACCGCCAAGTCCTCTAGCAGCTACTCGAATATCATTAATCGAAGCAGAGAAAGCTTCGTCAAATTCTCCCATTAACTGGTCTGCAGTAACAGGACGTTGCGCTTTAATAGCCGCTTTAAACCCGAATCGAAATAGCTCTTTGAAGAAAGTGAATAAACGTCGTAAAATGTTTCCAGTAGCTTTTTCATTATTGGCTACTAATCTTTCAACAGACCATTGACGGAATTTTTGATTACCAAAAAACTCAGCCACAAATTCTTGAGGACTTTTTAAAGCATGTGTCTTTGCTTTTTCGGAATCAGTAAGTTGTAAGTTATCATACATCTCATAAAATGTAGATACATAGTCTTGTGCTAAGCCGCTTAGTAAAGTACGATCGGTTTCGTAAATATGCATTACGTGGATTGTACCAGCGTGGCCAAACTCGTGAAGTAAAGTACGTGCTAGCATGTTAGGAGTCGCGTAAGGAATGAGGTCCTTATTCATAACTACTTGGTTCGTTTCTGGTTCGTAAATACCGATAGTTCTTGAAGCGTCTTTACCCGCCATTGAAGGACGTGCACTCATCTCTCGACCTGATCGGACAATTACTTTTACTTTGGATCCGAACTCTTGCATGAACGTAGAGCCACCAAAAGCAGCGGCTTTCTGCATAGCATACATGTCAGTCATTACATCTGCATCCCCTAAAGTAAGTAGACCAGTAATGGTTTCTTCCATGGTAGATACTCTACGAGTAGAGTAAGGTAAGATAGTATCTAGCGTCTGAGTGTCCATCTGACGTTCTTTAGAAATAGAATCGTCTAATGTAGAACTATACCCATCTCCTAGAAGGCCGTCCATGATATCGTCTGCAGATTTCTTGGTCACGTCTTTAGTAACTTTTCCTTTGCGGATAGTTAAGACTCGATCGGAATCTGCATGGTGCACAACTTTGTCTTTAATAGCTACCGGGTAAGGATTCAGAACTTCGAATCTAATTTCTTGCTCGTCAGTACCGAATACGTCACTGAAGTTAATATCCGTGTCTCCAGGGTTGTAAGAAACTACTGTAGGAAGAATGGCTAACTTACTAGCGGTCATCCCGTACGCGTTGTGTAGAAGTGCTCTGTAGGCAGACAGCTGATTCGAGTGTGCCTCTTTATCAGACATCCCGCCATCGAACGTAGCATTATATTTAGTGTTAGGATCTTTGCCGTAATGCTCAGTAAATTTGTTACCCTTCATGGCCTTCATGTCGTAGATCCATACATCCCCTTTATCATTGTAAAGAAGTAAATCTACGGTACCTGCTACCATCTCGACGTCATCGAACACTACCACATCAGTAGCTAGGACTTTCATCCCTTGTTTTTCAAAATCAGTTTGGAGAGCTTTGAGCCTATTTAAGAAGGTCTCAAGCTGGGCGTCTGTAAGATTCTTACCAAACTTCTGCCCTTTAATACTTTTCTTCTGGAACTTATATTTACGAATGTCTTCAGCAGTTTTAATCTCACCATTGAAGAAAGCTCTCCAGATTTCGTCATTCTTATCACCGATGATACCTCCTGAAATCATGACAGGTTTCGGAGTCTTCTCAGTAGATTCGCCTTTGTAAAACTGAGTAACGCGCTCGTATGTTAACGTTTTACCATCAACTACTCGAGTGTACTTCTTCTCATCTTTAGACAAAGAGAAAGTTTGGCTGACAGCCTTAACCTCATCCATACGGCTGTCCATAGAAGACGCTTTCGAAGTTTGAGTCGCTTTTTCTTTAGGAGCTATGGCCTCAATATTTTCCGAGAAATGTATTGTAGGTGTGTGTATAGGAACTCCTTTAGCTGTAGGCTTTAATTTAAAGTTGTAAATCCCGTGTTGGTAATACCATTTACGGCCTGCAGGAGTCTGTACATGCTGAGCTTGTACTGGAAAGCCGAGGCTTAGTAAATGCTCTTTAAACATTTGAGTCTCTTCGGGAGTAGACTTATTATCGATTAAGCGAGTTTTTCCATTCGAAACGTATGTGACACCTTCTCCTTTTTTTGCTTTTAAAGCATTCTTGTTGCCTTCTGTCCGGCTACCTTCCACAACGAAAAAGTTTAATAACTCGTTGAGTGTAGGAAGATCTCCTTTAGTAGGATCTAGATTAAAGATTGTGCCGACATCAGAAACTTCAGTAGACTCGTGCTCTCTTAGGTACTTAGCCAACTTTGGAGTGATAGTCGATTTACCTAAATAATTAGTAGCGTTACGTAATACTATCATAGCGGCGTCAGCAAGTGCTGGAGTATACTTAGCGGTACCACCAGTAGCTGCAATAAGCTGGCCATCATATCCTTCGAAGACTACAGCTATCTTACCGGTGTGATCAGGCATTGCTGTAACAGTCGGGTTACCAGGCATCAACTGCCCAGTATTGTCTACTACATAAACATTGATATCCTCATAGGATTTCTTAAAGATGTCTTCAAGAGTATTGACTTCTGATGAATACCAGATTTGTCCTCCTTTCTTAGGGCCTAGTTTAACTCGTACTTCATTTCCCGCACGAACAGCGTCAATCATGTTTTGACGTATAGTTCTTATTTGTTTCTTCTGGGCTTCAGTTTTGTACCCTTCGAAATTAGTTTTGTGTACCCATCCTCGTACTTGGCCGTCGTTAATCTTAATTTCGTTACCCTGATCGTCTAAAACGTTAAGCTGAATATCTACATCGTCAACATCTAAAGGGGAGTCTTGAGTATCCCAATCTTGTATCTCATTGCTAATTACTACGCGAGCCTCGAGACCTTCAGTAGTATTATCTGCTTCGAAGAATTCAGTAGTGGCTTTATTATCGGCATCATGCTGCTCTCCACTGTACTTTGGATTGTTGGCAGAGATCCAAGCAATTGTAGTAGGACGCTTTTTCTCACTAGCAATAGATTTATTTTCTGGAGTAGTCGATACTTCCCCGGGCCCTCGATGAGCTTCATCAACGACTTTATTGTCAACGCCTACTTCAGGTTCAGTAGTAGGATCTGCTTCTGGTTTAGTAGCACCTTCTGTGGTACCTTCTCCCCAGCCTCCTTTAGCTTCTGAACTAGGTGCAGCAGTTTCTTCAACAGTGCCTGCTCCCCATCCACCAGGAGATTCATTTGTTTTTTCTCTAGCCGTTTTATTAATATCCTCAGTAGTACCTTCTAAAGAAGCTTGTTTTTCTTCAATAGCTTGACTAAACTTGTCTTTGGCTATTGGACGGGTAACCCCGTCTTCTCCTTTTACAGCTACGCCACTTTGGCTAGTACCTTGAAAAGTACCTTTGACCTCGTTCCCCTCTTCATCAGTGTACGTAATAGGGTCATTACGTTTAAAGAGTTTGTTGATTTCCTCGATAGAGCTTTCATCTTTAGCCGCTTGCTTAACTGCGTCTTCAGTTTTCTTTTTCTCTGTCTCAGCTTGTTGATCAGTAGCTTTTTTAGAACTACGAGTACCGGCTTTTTTTAAATCACGATTGACGCGACCTAAAGCATAGTCCTCTTGTTGACGTCTACTTATAGCTTCGAAGTACTTATTCTCTATGGTACTTAAAGTCTGACCCTCTAGAGTATCGACGTCATTATTAAATTCTTCAGACTCTATAAAAGCAGCTTTTGCCTCTTCAGCAGCTTTAGCAGCAGCTGGGACATCTTTTTTAAGCTGACCTAAAATGGTCTTAGTATGCTTGCGAGTTTCTTGAAACGCAGCAATTTCTGCAGGACTCTTCCCGTCGGTAACCATCTGCTGCTCTTGGGCCGCTTGGTTACGTTCTTTGAGAGTAAGGAATCTTTGTAATTCAGATAAGGCTTCAGCTTTAGTCTGAGCGGACTTTACTTCAAGGGCCCCTGGAGTCATAGCATCGTTCTCAATCATTGAACTCTCGAGATCACTGATTTCAGAATCAAGCTGCTTACGTGCACGCTGGATACCACGACGTTCCATGGATAGCTTAGAAAGATTCGCAATCTCTGCTTTCGAATAACCTTGGTCTTGCCACGCAGGAATCTCTTTATTAATTTCTTCTAAGTCTGTACGGAGTGACGTTACACGGTCTCGAGCTTCAGGCTCTAGTTTATCGTCTTGAGCAATAGCATCAAGCGTACTAATACTCTTATCTAAACTACCGGTATTCTCTAGATCTTGTAAAGCGGTAGAGTAGGCCATGGTAGCACTAGTCTTTTCAAACTGTACTGCATCTCCCTTTTGACGAAACTGATTTAACAGACCGTTGTATAATGCAGTCTTTTCCATTTTCTTTTGGATCATAGGACTAGCTGCAGAGAAGACTCCCCCTCCTACACCTCCCCAGAAAGCTGCATTCCAAGCTTGTTCATCACGTACGTAATCTCCTAATCGATAAGTAAATCCTTGATCGTAGAAACCACTCTTACCTAAACCTTCACTTACCGCTTCTTCAGCAGTTACGTGTTGGTAAAATTCTTCAAAAGCTTCTTGAGGTATTTGTGTTGCGGCATCTTTACCGATAGCTTTAGCCATACCTAAGCCCATTTTACTAGCAGCCTTCATAGTACCGGCCGACATAATAAACTGGGCTATATCGATAGGAAGCATTGCAGAGTTAGCTATCCATACTTTACGTCCTTGAGCTCCAGCTTTTTCTCGAGCCTGCTCTTCAGGCATACCTTCACGAATAAAATCTTTGTATAGACGGTCTGTAACTTCAAAAGCTTCCATGGTATTCTCTACATACCGTGAGACTGTGGCACCGGCTACTGCCCCACCAACTGCTCCGAGAGCTCCACCAGATAGAAACCCTACAGCCAATGCTGGGGCCATCAGACCTACTGAAGTACCAAAAGTGCCTGCTCCTTTTGCCCACCAAGTGGAATCGGTAGGAGCAAAACCTTGCTGAGCTGCTTTAGTCTGATAGATCTTAAACATAGCTCCATCATCCTGAACAAGACTATCTTTGGCCCCGTTAACAGCATCAGTAAAAAAGTTTGAGAACTCCATTTCAGTGCCGTTGATCAGGTCACCCATTTGTTCGAAGTCCATAATGGTACCGGCGAAGTTTAGTACACCAGCAGCTGCTTCAATTCCAAAGTTAGTTAAAGCGTTACCTAATAGGCGCATACCTCCTTGGCTTTGTGCTCGAAGGTCTTCTAAGTGTGGGACCTGGTATAGACTAACACCATCGTCATCTAGGTTAGTATCTCCGATTCCGAATCGTCCACCAGATAAATCTGCGCTACCTGAAAAATTATTTCCAATGTTGTCAGAAGCTTTAACTTCTTCTACAAGTGCGTTAAACTCTTCCTCTGATTGAGGTGGAATAAAAGGCTCCACTTCTACGCCATCTAAGGTAGTAGGCGGCTCAAGATTTTGAGGATCCTCATTTACCGCGGATAGAAATTCTTCGTAAGTAGGGTCGCTATAGTCCCGTTTTTGTTTACCCATCGCTTTTAGTAATAATCAATGTCGTTCTTACTCGACGTTTCCTTATTCAAATCTGAAGTGTATCTTGAACGAAGATACCTACTATTTTCCCAACGTGCAATAGTTTGAGGGTTTTCTGCTAATGTTATTAGTTCTTTATAGTCAGCTTCATTTTTAGGAACCCTAGCTTGTCCAGAACTTGTAAGATATGACATTATATCACTTCTCATTTTAGCCGGCATGTCTATATCAGTAACTAATTTGTATCCCCCACCGTCTCGAGGTATTATCCTAGGAGTTACTTTAATAGGTTGTGGGTTTCCAGACTCGTCTCTATAACCTAAGTCAATACTTTTTACCCGTTCTTTAGTATCCGGATTTTTTGGAAGTACCGCTTCCCCGATTAGTTGGGATAGCGGGTGATGTTGACTAATCTCTTCATTTAACTGCACTACACTTTTGTTACCTAACCCAAGAGCAAATCCTCCTTGTGTAGGACGGTATCCTTCAGCTTTACGAGCTGCCCACATACCTTCAAATTCTTGTTCCTGCTCCGGAGTTAAATCTTCATCAAGTTCAACACCTAGCATATGTTTCTTTAATTGGCCTAGGTTTAGCGGGGAGCTGGCTCCAGGTACCAAGTATGTAGCGCTGTTTGATATGTTGTGTAGTTCCGTACGAACAGCTTCAGTAGGTGCTACACCCATAGATAATGTTAGTCGGAATAAACTTTGCTTGTCTTTGTTTACAAAGTTCCATGCTTCAGCGAATTCTTTATCCGAACCTTCAAACTCATAGAGATTTTTAAGAGCAGTAAATTCTTTAACCTCTTGTTCGTAAGCCTTTAAATCGGTTTTTTGCATTGCTGTTGAACCTACTGCTTCGTAAGGCATACCGATACCGTATGTAGGTATTGATCCTGTGTAACCGTCCCTGGAACCAGGTGCTCTAATTTCTTTTACACCAGGAAGTTGTTCAGCTACACTGTGTAAAGCTTGGGTCATTGCAGTCTTATCTGCGCCACCGCCTGCACCGCTCCCGCCAAGTCCTCGAACTTGTTGGTACCGATTAGGGTCCACAGTTTGTTCGAATTTCAAAGCTGAGTTGCCTACCTGTCGAATAATTTCTTGAAGCTTTTCTGGAGTATACTGCATGAATTCAGCTGACTCAGCTTTAGGACCATTCAGCCACTCATTCATAATTGATACAGTACGTTGGTCTACCTGATTTTTGTTAGACTGCGTACTTGTTCTTCCAGTCATTTTGAACATAGGTACGCCTTCTACATTGACTAGACTGATGTCCCCATTATTCATGGCATCCATAAACCCTTGAGTCTTAGTGTGCCCCAAAGCTCTAAACGAATTTTGAACTTCTTTCTCTACATTGTAGTACTTAGGAGGCAGTACAGCTTGATCTGCGAAATCCCTAAAGTCTCCAGTAGCTTTACCTTCTTCGTCTGTGACAATAGCGCCATAAGTACCAGCTTCTTGCCAGCCTTTAACTGCGCTCTGTAATCCTCGAGTAATATCTTTTCCTGAATGATCTTTACCCATGGTCTTATACTCTTTATCTCCGGCAACTTTAGCTTGATAGAATCTTTGTGCCTGGTACCCACGACCGCTAGGATTGTTCATGTAACCGTCCCATTCGCGGCGAATCTGCTGTAACTTAGCCACACCTTGTGAAGTGTTTCCACGCATTAAAGCACCAGTAGCTTCTTCTCGAGCTTTTTTGAAAGCCTCAATATCTTGAGCGACACCATTCTTCATGTCTTGCTCGGTAGCCTCTACACCGAACGTTAAGTCCGATAGAGCTCCCATAGTCTCTTCTTTACGTTTCATGTCTAAAAGAGGAAGAGCCAGTTTGTCTTGCAAAGGCTCCGCAATAAATTCAGGTTGTACTCGCTGTTTGGTAAATCTATTTGCTGCCATTAGTCTTTTAAAATTGATTCAAAATTGTCAGGGTCAATTTCATTGTTCTTCAAAAATTGCATAACATCTGATTCGCGGCTTAAGTCGGTACCTACTTGTCCTGCATTATTAGTCAAGTTGCTAACATTATCCAGCAGTAGCCCTTGCCACGTTCCAGCATCAGCGTCATTCATGTTTGTCACACGTTCTTTCATAGAACTATTGAACATGTTACTTCGATTAGTTATCTGGTCTACTCGAGCTAGTTCTCGCTGGTCCACCATGTCTGCTTGCACATCTGTAGCACCTAAAGCATTCATAGCTCTTTCATTAGCCCCGGCTAGATTCGAAAGCACTGTAGCTCTGGATCCGCCAGAAGCATTTCCGATAGCTGCTCTTGCTGAAGCGGATTCTTGTTCGATATCCCTTTTGTATTGATCTCGGTTTACCAAGTTAGCCTCAAAGTCTGTGTCGACGTCAAACATGTTTTCAGCTTTAGGAGTAGGCTTATTGTTTTTAAGGTTATTCAAGTTAGCTATAGAGCCTACTAACGGCGCGAATCGTAAAACATTAGCTCCTACTGCAGCTGGGTTTATTTTCTTCTTTTTATCCTTATCCTCTTCTTCCTCATCACCTTCACCAAGGTTAGGCCCTTTACCGTCTTCACCAAAGTTAGGCCCTTTACCGGTAAACTCTTGTGCACCTCCAGTAAGGTCAACGTCACTAGTAGCGTTAGAATTAGCAGGGGTTGAGAAATTTTCAAGGTCTTCAGGAAACACTGTGTTACCTTCAGCGTCTATCATAAAGTCTCCGACAGGAGCTTGTATACGAGGTGTACCACCTTTTAAATCCTGAGCGGCTTCTTTATCTCGAAGGTCTCCAGAACTAGTTTTAGACTTTGGATTTGACGATACGGCTGTAGGCTCTGCATCTTCCATAGGTTCTGCTATCGGTACCCTATCAGGGTTATTAATATTGTATAACGGATCCGTTAAACGTTTCATTTGATTCCGGATACGACTAGATGCTGGATCTGCGATTAAACTACCGTCAGATATTTCAGTATTTTTAGGTCGTTGTATAAGATCAGAAACACCGTCACCATCTTCGTCTATTAAAGCAGGAGTAGTATTAGACTCGGCAGAAGCTTTTTGTTTTACTCCGGCGTCTTTACCTTCTGGTGAAGCAAAACTTGATAGGAAGGTATCCTTCATTCCTTGAGGTATCTGCTCAGGATAATCTTGCATGTAACTAGATAAAGCTTCCATGGTAGGTTGACTTACTCCAGCATCTATAAGAGAATCACCTGACGCTAGCCTCTCAATAAGCGCTTCTTCAAGAACTACAGAATCAGGTTTATATTGATCGTTAAGTCTCCAGAATTCTTTTAAGTAAGCTTCGGCAGCTTGTTTGTTAGCAGCTTTAGTAGAGTCTCCCCCTTCTTCCATCATCATGTAACCACCGGTTTCCATCTTGATAAATCCTCCTAAAGCCATTGCTTGGTCGAAGTCTTCAATGTCTTTCATAACCTTGAACGCTTCTTGAGAGTTCATAAGTTGTTCCAGGTCTTTAGCTTCAGCCTCTTGGCTTAGTCTATCACCTTCACGCTCCACCTTGTTGTGGCGCTTATTTATTTTCTTCGAAGCCTCAGCGAATGTGAGGTCATTAAATTTTGGGTTAAGGCCAAACTCTTCTACTAGGTCTCCAGGCATGCG